CGATAAACTCTGGGTCTGGTACAAGTGCGCCACCATCAGCAGCAGTTGTTACGTTCTGATAGTTAGCCTTAGAAATGTCGAGCCATGACTTGGCAGAATACGCATTGTATTCAGCAATACCAGCAGCGTCTTTATTCAAGTGTGCGCGTACAGCCTTAGCAAAACGAATTTCTTTTGGCAAGCTACCCATGCCCTTATCAAGCTTTTTTGGCATAGCGTTTTCTTCTGATACGTTTTTCTTTTCTACCTTTTCAGTTTTTTCAACAATGATGTCAGCAACTTTCTGTGCGATTTCATCAGTGTCAGGGGTTTTAATCGAAGCAGCAGCCTTTTCAGCTACAGCGTCAATAACAGCAGCGTCAACTTCTACAGTCTCGGTCTGCTTTTGTGTATCTTCCATTTACGATACTCCTTTTTTTACGACCTTAATTACTCGTTCGATTTGGTGGTCGACCGCCTGCGCTTGGCGCAGCACCACTCGAACATTGTTATTTGCAGCCGTATCGTCATGGGTTTCGCTTGCAACAGCTACTTCCTTTAACGTGGCAACCAAAGTTTCCAATGTCTCAATATTCTTCTGCACTTCTGTTTGTCCAGCTTCGCTTTCCAGCAGCTTACGAGCGTAGGCATTACCGAGCGCACGCAGTTCGGCTTTCTGGTTTCCGTCTAGGCTCTTAGAAGCAACTAAAGCTTCTTGGTTAGCTGGTATAGATACAACACTAAACTCTTTCATCAGCAAGCTCTTAATGGTAATACCATCTTCGCCCCAGTCTTTTACCATGCCCCCGATAGATACAGCGTTAAGGTAGCCATCTACAATGTATTCGTATACCTTACGCGCAAAATCATCTTTCAGGTAAAACTTAGCACGAGCCATGAGCTTACCGCTCTCCTTCCAAATCTTTGTGGCTTTAGCAATCGGCAAGTTAAAGCCATCATGCCCCCACAAGACTACAGGGTTTTTCTTATAGTCTTTTATGTCAATGCCATCTATATCAATGCGCTCGCCATGAGCGTCAATCGCGTTGGTTGAAACCACAAACTCTACCTCACCCTCACTAAGCTTGGCAGCCTTTTCAATAATCCCGTAACCTTTGATTTGCATGATATACCCTCTTAAATATAAAAAGCCCAAGAGGTACTGCGCAATCGAGTAAACGCAGCAACCGCTATGCGGTTTGACCTCTTGGGTTCTACAGATAATATACAACTTTAATTATGGTTATGCAAGTGTTTTTTTGTTTCGCTTGGGTTAGCGGTATTCACAAAATGTGATGTACTCATAACTCTATATTCAAAAATCTTTTTACAACTTTTGCATTTGATTGCTCCGACAAAGACTGCGGCAACCAATAATTTTGTGCCACAGCCTTTACAGCGAACATCTATCATATATTTGTATTCCTAATGAACCTTGCCAATTTTTCTGCATCTGACAATTTCTTGCCCGATGTGCCTGATGTAGTATGCCCACTCAATGCTTCATCCCATACACCCTCTATAATATCGGTCTTGTCTTGTGCGGTTACACCACTACCGCTTGTAACAACAATTAGTCCTGCTGAGTTAGTGGGGATTACTTGTACTGTGTTTTGATTTAGTATCCCGCTTTGAATGTCCCAGATATTGTTATTAGAGCCTGTTAATTTGACTGAGTAAGAACCATTTTCAAAAGTTACCGAATAACCATTTATAATTTCAATTGTTCGAGCGTAAGTCACTCCAGCAATAGTTTGCTCGGTGTTATGAGTATGGGTTATAGGCAACCCAATATTTCCTGCGTCATCTTCCCAATCCCTCAATGCCAATCTAAAGGTATCAGTATCGTAGGTATACAAAGTACCACTAACTAACGTTAAGTCAGCCTGCGGTATGGTAATCACCTTAGTTGATGGATTGATAGATATAGCCAAAACCTACTCCTCTGGCTCATTCGGCTGTTCTTCGTTTTCTGGTTCTTCTTCAACCTGTACTCTAATCCACTTAGAGCTGTTACCTTTACCAAATCTTAGTCTTACCCATTTCCAAAATGCCATTACTCACTCCTTTCTGTTGGACCTGTGCCGTATTGTTTTACAAAAAACTCTTGATAGAGTCTAGCCATGCTATCCACTTTGTTGTTTAATGTAGCAATTGTGTTTGAAGTTTGAACAATTTGTTTTTTTAACTCTAGCACTTCCAACTCGTACTCTTTGAAGCGTTGGTTTATTCTCTTGGCATTTTCTTCACTGGCTAGATTTACATCACTCATCAGATACCGCTCCAAGTCTATTGGGGATTTTCCCATTTAACATCATCCCTATGCTAGTTCTGTGCAAGCCGAAGCTCTTAGCAGCTTCTTTGACACTCTTGTATACCACGCCATTTATAACCACTTTTTTCTTTGGTCCCACGTTACTTCTTAGCCCGAGGCTAGTCGCATGTTGCGTATTTTCTCTCGCAGTAACCCACTCTAGGTTTTTTGCTTCATTATTTGTTTTGTCACCGTCAATGTGGTTCACCTCGGGTTTATTGTCTTTGTTCTCGCAAAAACACTGAGCCACAAGTCGGTGTACCAAAAACTGTTTTCTGGTCTTACAATTGCTTAATAGGTGTCGCTTATAGCCTGAGCTTACTGATGGCTTCAGGACTAAGCCCTTGCTATTTCTAACCAGACCTGTGTCGCTTACTTGATATGGGTAATCTTTTATATCTTGCCACTTCATATTATTCGTCGCTCACTAAAGTTACAGTAACATCATAACCTGATGAGGTAATATTACCAGCTAATACTGCTTGCTTGTAATACGGGCTACTCGAGCTTTTTCTTACCCAGCCTGTCACAGCAGTAGTAGAGGTGAATGCAAAGCTGGTAGTCGCTACGCCAGAGGCATTAGTTAACCCTGTTAAAATGTCTGTACCATCAGATACTTTCTCAAGTAATACTCTAGCGTTTTCTATTGGATTGCCGTCCTCATCTTTGGCTGTAACCGTAACCGTTACAGAGTTTTGTACCGTAGTAGAAGCTCCTGTGCCATTTTTAATAGTTGGGGTATCACCGCCATTGACAATATTTATGGTAATAGCTCCACCTGTGTCATTTAACACATCAGCTGTTGAAGTGCCTCCACTACCGCCACCACTAAATTGAAAATTATCAAAAGTGTATGTTCCAGTAGCACCTAATTCAATAGAATGTCCGTTGGTGTTGTCTGAAAAGCTCAAATTAGCTAAATCAGCACATTCAGTTGCGTCATCTATATTCAGAGCAATCGTGTCAGTAGATTTAGTTATAGTAGTGTCTGTTAAAGAACAATCATTTAAAGTAATCTTGTCGCATTCTGAAAATGTTAAACCAGATAAATTTTGAGAAATATCCCTCAAGGTTACCGTACCAGCGTTAGATACGGTAGTTCCACTCAAGTTATAGGTTCCAGCAGCACCAGAGGCAAAAGCAAAGTGAAACTTAGTTGCTCCAGAAATAAGAGAGTTAGTCATTGTAATCGTATCATTGGTGTTGCCGTCAAAAGTTAACCCTAATTTGTTTTCAGCTACGTGTACATTTAGGTCTAGTGTGGTTGTATCGAATGACTTAGGAAATTGCAAAGACAATCCGTCAATATTTATATGTACTTCATTGCCACCGCCAAATACTATTGGTATATAGCTCAAAAAGGCTTTTTCCCCTAACCTCTCAGCGTAAGGAAGTGAAGTGTGGCTCAACAAAGACCATAAACCCGCATAATCTATCGGCACAGTTGACGAGCCACCCGCACAAACTAATTTATTCAACAAAGTGTAGTAAGCCACGCTAATATAGTTAGTTTGCAATGTAGTTTCATTCATAATTGCCATTCCCTCTATATTAGTAAGGTTTGGCGTTAGATACGTTTCGTGGTCTGTATCATGAGCATTATCTACTTGCACTAATATTGGCAACCAAGATGTTGTTTTACGTTTTGAGTCACCAGAGGCTATCTTCCAAGTAATATACTCTTCGTCAGCTTGGTCATCGTAAATTA